GGTGTGTTAGCATGGCCTTACGACTTTTATCACCTGCTGCTGCCGCTTCTCGCGCTAAGGGAAATGATCCTGGTTACAGGAATTACTATACTCGTACTGCCAACGGTGGATATCAGTGGCATCAAGACTGGTACAGTGGTAGAAAGTACCGTGCCAGAATGGCAGCCACTTATGGCAGATTAAAGGCGAGACCTAACTTAGCGAGAGCAGTTTTGGGACCTAAGCGTTCCATGGCAGATATTGTTGGTATGCAATCTTATTTCTTAGATGTATACCGGGAAGCGAACGCCGCTCAGACTAACAAGTATGAGAAGTACACCCCGAACGGTGTACAAACCTCGGCAAAGACCGATTAAAATTGTGAAGGCATCTCCTAGGGGCATGGCCTTAGCCATGGCTAGACGATTACCGTCTTGGTTTAAAACCTTTTTAAAATATGGTTCTTTTGCCACGGCTGGACTTGGTCTTGCGGGTGCTGGAACAGCTTTAATTCATGAACTTGCCAAGGGCAAGCTAGAAGAGGGGCAAGATAGTATATCTGGAACCGGGTCTTACAAATATAACCGAGACAGAGACGGTCACGCTGATATGCTTGGTCAGCGTTATGGTGGTCTACACACTACAGGACAATATATAAAGGGTCAGGGCGGTTACTACAGTGCCAATCTTGCGGCTCGTAGAGCGCGGAAGGCAATGCATGCCAAGCATGGCACAGGCAGTTGGAATCCTGCCTACTATAAAGGAACAACAATTCTTCAAGGTAACAATACCAATGTACAGACACTTACTGTTTAGGAAAAGGATCTTACCGCCGCCGCGGAATTAAAAGAGGACGAATTAGTGGGAGAGGTGCTTACAGTGGTGTGGGCATGGGAAATCCTCCCGCTAATGTGCGAAACAGAGGAAAAGGCGAAGTCTTTGTCCTCCAACACCGAGAATATCTTGGTGACATCCTATCAGGCGGAACAGCTCCTGCTGTTGGCCCTTCTCCTTTCAATCTTCAATCATTCTCAATCAATCCCGGCAATGTTTTAACATTCCCTTGGGCATCTCAGATTGCCGCTAATTTCCAGGAATACAAAATTAATGGAATGGGCTTCTACTACAAGTCATTATCTTCTGATGCTGTAGCAACATCAAACACATCAGCAGCTTTAGGTGATGTCATAATGTCCACGAACTATGATGCATCACGTCCTCTGTTTGCCAACAAACAGCAAATGTTAGAAGCCGAGTATTCAAGTGATGGGAAACCATCAATGTCCAAGTACCACATGATTGAAACGGCAAGAAAGCTTACACCTGTGGACAAACTTTATGTCCGAACTGGGGTTGTACCAGCTGGTACAGATCCACGACTTTACGATCTTGGGATTTTTCAAATTGCGACGCAAGGAGCTCAAGCCCAAGGAGTTCAACTTGGAGAACTTTGGGTTACATACGAAATATGGTTTTACAAACCAATTTTAGGAGGAAGTATGGGCGGGCAGAGCATAGCATCAGACCATTTCCGACTTGCACAACAGAGTGCTGCTGTTCCTTTGGGACTTATTCAACAACTTGCTCCTGGAAGCAGCATTGGTGGTACAATTAATGGAGCAACGGGTACAACGTACACATTTCCAGCCCGAATTACTAGTGGAACTTACCTGGTGCTTTTGAATGTTAACGGAGTTAGTGCTGCGGTAACGTTTCCACCTCCAACTGTTAGTGCTGGTACTAACATTCTTCTTCTTTGGAGTTCATCTGGAGGTGGAGCAGACAGTTCCGGGCTTGCAGTAGCCCCAAGTATTGGGGCTGCATCACCATTTGTTGTAGTTGCGTTCATTTTACAAATAGTACCAGGATCATCACTTCCTGTTGTAGTTAGCTTCGCGCCAACAGGCGGAACATTGCCAACAACTCCAGTGTTTGGTGATTTGTTTGTGACTCAAACAAATAGCAACATTTTGACTTAATAAAGTTTTATTAACTATCCTTGTCATAACAAGCACAATCCAACGGTAATTCTTCTTTTCTTTCTTCAGTCCAATCATCATCATAAACCTTGACACCTTTCTTGTTGACTACCGTGAAACCACGGTATCTTCTATCAGGCGGACCATTGAAAACTAAGCCGAACGCCATCTTTCTTCTAGCCGGGGGTTTGAAGGCTGAATTTGGCGGGCGTCTTCCACCAACCGAAGAGAACGAAGGTACGTCTGGTGGGCGCTCCAATACAAATGGTCTTCTACCAAGGGCAACCGAATACTTCCCACCGGCAGAGGGACGAATGTCACGGGCTCTTGAGGTGAAATCACGTTGATGGTCATCATAGACTCTCCAGGGATCCTGTCTATAGATCTCCACTTGTCTGCGAATTCTCCACCAACGTTTGAAGGCTGGGGACCTCTGGTCCCAGTTGGGTGCACGTTCAGGCAATACTTTGACAACAGGGCGAATACGGTAGGCACGGGGTTGATCTTCCAATGTGATCCAACGACGGGCCACTTCAAGCAAGCTGTTAAGTACCGGACCGCGAAAGTTCCTAAGTTCATTAACGAGGTGTGCAG